TCTTTGTTCTTTTTACGCCAGTAAAGTTCTTGCAAGTAAATAGACCCAATGTAGTCAAATACTTTCTTTAGCGTTTCTATGGTCTTTAAAGCATTGTTTTTCCTTTCGCCTTGTAATGTATCTACTTTGCTAATAAAATCGTTTATAACCGCTCTTAAATCGTTTAGAATGCCTATTGCAGTTTCTTCTTGCCTTTCGTGTGCTAATAATCTTCGAGTGGCAAAATATAGCTGCTCTAAAGTTTCTGTATATTTATCTTCGCTCATATTATTTTAAATAATTAAATATGTGTGCAATAACATCAATAGTCCAACCATTTCCAAGCATTTTGTATCTTTGTGAATCTGAAACGTGATTAGTGTAGTTGTCTTTGACTGTTTGTAATCTTTCGCATTCAATTGGTGTTAATCTGCGAATGCGTGATGTGTTTATTATTAAATCACTTTTATTTGCACATAATGCAGGACTAATTTCATCTGTATCATAAATTCTATTTTGTTTATATGGTTGATTACCTACGCTTTCTAATGATGGGTTTATTTGTTTAATTTTTATTTCATTTTTGCTTTTAGTTGTGGCAATTATAAATCTATCATTATGTGGCAATTTTAATGCAGGACTTTTATCTTTATCTATTGTTTGATTATAAGTATCTAAATGAGCAACTTCTCCTTGAATAAAAGTGTTGTCATCTACTATTTTTTGTAGACGCTTATCTTTACTTGTAAGAATTATCTCCACCGCATTAGTATTACCAGTATCAAGGCAATAAGTTTTTCCATCATTTCTACTTAATGGACCAGTTCCACCTTTTCCTGTTGTTGATGAGCGTGGCATTGTGTTATGGCATGTTACCATATTATAAGGTATTCCTTTTGAATGGTTTGCTGTTACGCATGTAGATTTACTTTTGTCTTCATAATTCATAAATGCTAATCTACTGCTGTATTTACCTAAGCTATCTCTATTCAAATATTTAATTGCCTTCTTACTCAAAAAATACTTTTCATCAACTTCACTTTCCAAAATATCTTTAAGTAAAATCCCCTTATCTTTTGGCTGCTGAATTATACTTTCTAAATCTCCAAACAATCCACCTGGTTGCATTCCAATATTTGTCCAATAAATCCTTTTACGATTCTGAGCAGAAACTAAAGCAGAGTTAATATGGATTCCGTTAACCCCAATAGCTTTACTTAATACTTTTTCCCACTTTTCGCCCATTTCTACATTTTCAAGTAAAAAATATTTAGGTTTAGTTTCATTTAGTAATCGCATAAATTCCCAAAATAGGTAAGATTGACCCTCAAACTCGTAAGCTTCTGCTTTTAACTCAAGGTAATGCTCTAAGGTTAATATCTCAGTTTCACATTTAGTTGACATACCTTTTCGTTTACCTGCAAATGAAAATGATTGACAAGGTGAGCCGCCTATTAATAAATCAATTTTAGGTAAATTAAATCCATTAACATTAACTACACTACCTAACTGTATAGTATTTGGGTAATTTGCCATTGTCACTTGGATGGCATACTTATCAATTTCGCTTGCATAATAGTTTTCTATTTCTATTCCGCATCTTTCAAGTGCCTGCTGACCGCAACTCATACCGTCAAATAGGCTTAATACATTTAATTTCATTTTAAAAAGGTATTATATCGTTATTATTTTCTGACTCTGACTTAATAAAAGGTGTTGGTAAATAAAAATGCTCGCCCCTATCTTCGTAGTAAGCATTGCGCCACACATCAAAGCTAAGTTTACATAAACCCTTTTCTCCAACTGATTTAGGTTTTACTTTGCTTACATTAATTATTGCTGTATTGCTTTGTCTATATCCTTCGCCATATTCCTCATAATCTCTATGAACCCCAATTAAATTCATAGCTTTACTAAATATGGCTGAACCTCCTTTAATATCAAATGGAGTAGGTGCTTTTGGAAATTTCTCACCTTTTTCAATCATTGGACTTTTTGCGTGCCAAACCCCAAAAATATGAATTTGCTCTTTGCGTGCCAATCGGTTAAGTTTTGGAATAGCTTTTTCAATATACAAATCTTCACGTGCAGGAATTTCATGATCTAAATCGTTCCAATTATCAAAACATGAACTAAATATTCCATAATCTTTAATGCCTTCCTTAGTCAATTCTATAAATTCATCTAAAGTTGCACCTTTTTCCTCAACATCAATTACTTTAAAATAATCTTTTACAAACGGAATCACGTTGTATAGTTCTTTTTCGCTTATTGTGTAATTATTAGTTTGTCTAAATGATTTACCAGTTAAGCAATGGATTATTTCGGCATAAATTTCCGCAGCAGTTCCTGTTTCTGGTGTTAGTATCATTGCTTTTTTGCCGTAATTAGTCAAACCAATTAGCAATTGAATTAAAAACTGACTTTTACCGCTTGTAGGATAGCCATAAATTATTGTGCTTGTTCCTCCTTTAACTGTGTAAATTTTGTCTAATGATGGAAAACCAATTAAATGCCCTCTTTGCTGCCCATATTTGTGCAAGTGAAAGATTTGATCATGCACTTCTGATATGCTTACTATTTTAGCCATAATTAAAAAAATACGGGTTTATCTTGTTTTTTATCAACTATCTTATTTTCTGGCTTAAACCAAACTGATTGCATTTTTTGTTTCCAATTTAAAACTTTCTTGCCACTTGCATCATGCCAATTTGCTTCGTTGTAATAATGAAAAGCACGTTTAGCTACTTCTTCTTTATATCCATTTTCTATAAAGTAATTTACAATTTCAATTTCATTTACAGTTCCCATATAAATCCCATCCTTTTTCTTTGCGATTCTTTTAGGATTCTTTTGCGATTCTAATGGAATCCCATCGTTTTTTGATGGAATCGCATTTTTTCGCTTTTCCCATATGTTTTTAACTGCATCAGAAATATTGTTGCTTTTTTTGTTTCTTAGCTCCATTACTTCCATCAATCTAATATTGTAAAAACCTAATTCGCTTTCTACAAATTTCGATTTTACTATATCGTGATTTCCTACCATTGAATTAAAAGATATTTTATCTATTATTCCTCCGTGTTGGTGTTGAGAACAAAGCAAACGAATATAAATACCTATTTGCTCGTTTGTCATAAACATAGTTCCGGTAAGAAAGTCAGAACTATAAAATAAAAATGCTGGATCTTTTGATTTTGTCATATATAAAAATTGCCCTCGGCGTGGTGGTGCTTCGGGCAATTCTTTAAATTCCTTAATAAAATGATACTCACCACCACATGGGTATCAAGTGCAAATATAAACCTTTTTTAATTAAAACAACCTTGTTTGATTATTTAATATTTTTTCTTTTCCAACTTCTTGCTCGTAAACCGTTAAGAAGTCGTTAAAGCGTTTGTTCTCTTGCTCAAAATATTCTTTGTCAAGTTCAAATCCTACAAAGTTGAACCCGCCTTTATACGCTGCAATCCTACTGCTTCCACTTCCTAAATGTGTATCTAAAATCAAATTGCCTTGCTCCGCAAAATTCTTTAAAAGCCATTCGTATAAATAAACAGGCTTTTGGGTTGGGTGTATTCTTACATCGTCTGCTCCAACTATTCGCTTTTTAAAGATTTTTGCAGGGCTTTTAAACGAAGTCCACGCTATTTCACACATTGCCATACTAAATGCTTCTGGTTGCACTTTATCCCATACAATAAAGCAAGGCGTTGGCTCAAGGTGTTCAATCATATAATTTGCTCCCCACACAATTTGATTTTTAGATACCCTCACAAGTTCAGCGAAATACTCCTTGCTTGGTATTGAATTATCATTTCCAGCAAATGATTTATACTTGTTTTTATCGCCTCGTTTTTCGCTTCCCTTGTGTCCCATTGCCATATTTATCCCATAAGGCGGGTCAACAACTGCCAAATCAAAATAATTATCAGGATATTCCTTCATTGCCTCAACGCAATCTCGGTTGTATGTTTCGCTTAAATATTTCATAAATAAATTTCTAACTTACTGTTGTATTTAGTCCTAAAAGCTATTCTTTCCTCTGCGTTTCTTGGCAACTTAGCAGACTTGTTTAACTCAATTAACTCCTTTACTATCTTTTTAGCCGTTTTCGTGCGTTCTGCAAGTTCATCTTTGTTTAGCTTAATACTTGGATAGATTACGTTTAAATCATCGATATAAGCCATTTGTGAATCTCCAAAGGTTTCAATTATACCCTCTCTAAATTTAATTAGATTTCCATTTTGATAAGTATTGCACCTTGCACAACCAGAGTAAATGTTGTGTAGATTAAACCTTAAATTATCCCAAGCACCTACTCCTCTAAAATGTGAGGCATCAAATTTAGCGTTTGTAATTCCACAAGCCAAACATTTGCAACCTTCATCAATTAGCCTTACAATCTTGTTAACCTCGATTTGAAGTTCTTTTTTGTAGTCGCCAAGTGTCTTTAAAGATTCCTTTAATTTTAGGTTAAGTTTCTTTTTCTCTACTTCTTTCTGCTTGGTTTTGGCTGCACTTACTTTTAATGCACACTTTAACCCGCAAACGGACTGGATTGTATTGCTTGGCTCAAATTGTTTGCCGCAGGATTTACACTTTTTCATAGTTTTTTCAATTGCTCATCCAACCCATCCAAAACGCCCCACATACTTTCTTGAAGTAACTCCCAATCCTTTGACTTAAATCTCGGGTCGGATAATAGCGTTTCGTCAATCTGTTTGATGAAGTAGTTAATCTTAGGTTTAGCCTCTTTAATTACTCCGATAATATGCTTATTGTCAATTACGTTTTTACATTCCCAAACTGTCTGCATTGCCTCGCTGGCTGCTTTACTACACATATAAGCCATTAAAAGGTTTTGAATGATTGTTCTTTCTGAAATCATAGCAAAGTTTCAATTTGTTTAATCCTATCAATAAATAACATATCCTTGCAATCTAAGTAATCTTGAATCTTCTTTTTAGCGTTTAGAATAG